TGATGTAGGCCTCAACCTTGGTTTTGCTCATCCACACCAGCACGATGTCGTCGTCTTGCGGCGGCTCGATATCGCCCGGGAACTGCTGGCCGGCGAACAGCACGGACTTGGCCATCTGCCGCAGCGGGCGCATCAGCGCCGACTTGTTGGCGGCCATGCTGTTGGGGGTGTTGTTCAGGCGGCGGTCGCCCACGCGCTGGATCAGCAGGATCCGCACACGGCGGGCGGCCTTGTCGGTGATGCGCAGGTACTCCACCACCTGAAAGTCGCTGCCTGGGGCGTCCAGCATGTTGCCGTCGCCCCAGTACACGCCCGGGTAATCCGGGTAGGTCTGCGGCACCGAAAAGCGGGCTTTGTCCAGCTCGGCCAGGATCGCGGACGGCAGCGGCACGCCAGCCGAGTCCACCGGGGTGTCACCGAGGCCCAGCAGCGCACCCGTGGCCACGCGCATGGGGCTGTCGGCAATGCTCACGGCGGCATTGACCAGGCGGCCAGCCAGCACGCCCAGGTCGTTGCCATGCAGCTGCGGCACCACCAGCACACGCGGGGCCAGAATGTCCTGCGTGATGGCGCGCTGTTCGGCCAGATAGGCGTTCCAGTCCAGCAGCGGGTCGATGCCCTCAGTGGCGGCCATCACGAACAGGCGGCGGCCATACTGGTTATTGATGGCCACGGTCTTGGCGTGCAGGTCTTCCAGCGCGGCACCGGTTGCCACGGGCGAACAGATCACCACCGCTTCCACGGTGACGCCCTGCTGCATAGCGCCATCCAGCGCGGTTTCCCAATCGGCCGCAGCGGCAATCGGCAGAGCCATGCAGGCCCAGCGGTCGCCGCCGTTCAGGCGAGCGGCAGCAACCTGGGTTTTCAGGTCGCTGGCTGCTGCGCCCAGCTCGGTGTCCAGATCGCTCTGGGTGTTCAAAGGGATCAGCTCGCCGACGTTGGACGCCGACAGGCCAATAAAGAGGAAATAGCGTTCAATTTCCGTGACTGGGCCTTGACCCAGATTCAGGTTGTAGACGCTGACTTTGCCTTGAGCCATGCGAGGCCTCGCTATCGGGGTGCGTTGAGGGTTTGCTGCAGTACCGTGCGCACGATTTCGCGCACGTCCTGCGTGTCTGCGCCCAGTACGGCGCGGGCTGGCAGTTCGATCTGCCAGCGCTGTTTCTTGGTGTCGCCGGCCAGCTTGGCGAGGATCAGCCCCGCCCTGCCGCTGGTGAGGTTTTCCTGAATCCATCCGTTGGAAGGGCGCTTCCAACGCTTGCCGTTGCGGATCCGGTAGCCAGCTTTCAGCAGGGCGCGGGCCTGATGGCGGGTGGCCGGGGCGTTGTAGTCGGGGGTTTTGCCCAGCCGGCGCATCCGCGCGGCGCTCATGGTTTCCGGGCGGCCGTGCTGGTGGTCGGCGGCAATGCGCGCCACCAGCCGGTTGCCCCAGCCCAGCACCGCCTCGTCGGCGGTCAGGCTGACCACCTGCAGGGTTTTGCCCAGGCCGCGCATCATCTTGCGTTTGCCACCCGCCTTGCGGGCCTCGAAGGGCGTCCCGTCGACGTTGCGCTGCTCGCTGATGCGCTTGCGGTTGCGGGTGCGCACACGCTTGGCGGCGTTGTTCAGCAGCCGGCGGCGCTTGGACGCCGGCAGGCTCAACAGCTCCAGGGTCTGCTGCGCGTCCAACATGCCGCGCACGTCAAAATCAACGGTCGGTGTGGCCATCGGTCACCCTCCCGTCGTCGGCAATCCACAGATCGAACGGCACGAACGCCCAGCGCTTGCCGAAGGCTTCAATCTCGCCATCCGGATCTTCGGCCAGGTGCTGCGGCTCGATGAAGTCCAGCTGCAGCTCCACGTCGGCGGTGTCAGCGTCCAGCTGATCAATCTCGAAAGTGGGGGCCGGCAGCGCGTCATCCTCTCGGCCCGGGTCGTTGGCTTCCAGCCAGGAACCCACCAGCGCCATCAGGCGGCCGGGGTGGTCGGCGAAGCGCTCCAGCACGATCACCGCGCGGTAGCGCATGTCGCCCATGTGCAGGCCCTGCTCGCTGGGCTTCCAGTACAAGGGCAGGGTCACCTGCTCGGCCCAGCTGTCCAGCTGTTCCGGCAGCACTAGCCGGCGCTCGATCAGGTGGCTGGTGAGTGCGCGCAGCTTGTTCACAGCAGCACCGCCGTGATGCGGCCACGGCCTTGGATCAGGCGCACCGCCTGCTGGCTGAAAGACAGGAACACCTCGTGGGTTTCGGTGCTTTCCTTGGCCAGGTTTTCGGCGGATTCGCGGCGGTTGACGGTGGCGAACTGCTGCAGCAGGTAGGCCTTGGCGCGGCAGTACACGGCGCGCTTGTAGGTGGCTGCGTAGAAGGTACGTTCCGGCAGTACCTGCGTGTCGGCGGTTTCCACGTTGCTGATGCCAGCGGCCTGCCACGCGGCTTTGCGCTTGGCCAGGTCGCGGTTCACCTCGCCCATGGCGTTGGTGATCCCGTCGGCCAGCAGATCCACCACGTATTCCGCCGGCAGGCGGTAGCCGGTCTGGAACTCGCTCACGCCCAGGTCGGGCCAGAACCCGTCGTTGGGAATTGCGCGCTCCACCAGGGTGGTGGGTTTACCGGAAAAGCTCATTGCTGGCCGTCCATCGAATAGGGGCGGGGGTGGCTGCTTTCAGGCATTGGCACAAGGCCATGGCTTCGGCAGGCCCCCGCTGGGGGGGGTAGTCGGTTAGGTGGTCGGGTTTTCGTCGGCCTTGGCCTGCTCGGCTTGCTGCTTGCGCAGGGCCTTGGCGGCATCGTCCGAACGGGTTTTCACGCCGATTTCCGGATAAAGCGCGGTCGCTCGCTCGAAGTGGTCGATGGCGTCCGCCCACTGCTCGGTTTCCATGGCGAGGATCCCCAGCAGCTTGTGGAAGCGCGCCGGGATGCGCTCGAACAGCTTCCAGGCCGTCGGCAGCTGGGTGCCTTCTTCGGCGGTGATCTCGGCCCAGTAGCCGTCCACGTAGGGCATCAGCTGCGACAGGTACGGCTCGGGGCTGCGCTTGGCCTTGTGCTCGGCTTCGGCCCAGTCGATCAGAGCGTCAGCCACAAAGGTGGGCACGTCGCGCTTGAAGCGGGCGGGCATTTCCTGGCCCTGCTCGATGGCGAACAGCGCCAGATCCAGGCCTGCCTCGAACTGCTCGGTGTCGAACAGCCAGACCAGCACCTGCATCAGCACCTGATTGGGGTGGTTCAGGCCCGACTCGCGGTAGCGCTGCACATAGTCCAGGTACTTGGGCAGCAGCTCGTCCCGCTTGAGGGTCTGGCGGTCGGCCATCGAATTCATATCGGAAAGGCGCGCCAGATCCTCGGCCAGGGCCGAAGTCATCAGCGCCAGGTGTTTCTGCGCGTTGGCCGGGCCTGCCAGGGCCGCTGCGGGGCTGTACGCCACCGCACGGCTGGCAGACCGGCCTTGCTCAAGCATGCGCTGCTTGTGGGCAAGTGCCGGGCTGATCATGGTTATACGAACTCCACGGCGGCGGCTTCGATAGCCGCGAACTTGCCCAGCTGCTCGATCACGTAGCCTTCGTTTCGGGCGTTGAAGTCCTCGGTCTGCGAGCGGTTCGGGTTTTCCTTGATGTGGCGACGCCAGCTGCTGTCCTGAAAGTAGATCGACAGGTTGTCGAAGCTGGTAACCACCACGCCCTTGCTCGGGAAGAACGGGCAGGTGTACGCCGGCAGGCCGCCGTAGGTGGCAACCACCTGGGCCATTTCCACGCGCTCTTTTTCGGTCGGGGTGTCGCCCTGCTTGGCGTACAGCTTGGCCTTGTCATTGGCCAGCAGATCGCGGCCGATGATGGCAATCAGGTCGCCACCGTCGCGGTGTTCTTCCTCGATCATCAGCGACACGTCATGCACCAGGGCGTCGAGGTTGGCGTAGTCGCCAGTCGCGCCGATCTGGATCTTGCCGGCGACCTTGGTGCCTTCGGTCAGCACCTGTTCCGGGGCCTGCTCGCGGGCAATCTGCAGCCAGCCCTTGTTCACGTCCTGCAGCAGGGGGTTGGCCACCGGGTCGCTGGTGGCGGCCACACTGGTGCCGTTCCAGCCGATCATGATGCGGTCGAGGCCGATCTGTTTCTGCACGGCGGCGGCATAGCGCTGCGGAAAGTTGGGGAACTTGGCCCAGGCGTCGATGGTGGCGAATTTCAGCGCCACGTCGCTGTGCGTCTCGAACAGCTCATAGCCCTGGCCGTCCAGGCTGGCCGCATTGCGCGGCACCCGGTCGGCGTTGTTGGTGTTGGTGCGGCCGGTGACGGGCCCAGTCAGGCCCAGCATGACCTTCTGGCCCTTGATCTCGCTGACCGGGATCACGTTGATCCGCTGCAGGAAAGACGAGCTGTGGGTGATCTTTTCGTTCAGGGTCTGCGCCAGGGATGGCGTGACGTTGAATTCCTCGCGGGCCGATTGCACGCCATAGGTGGCGGCGATGGCGACGGCCAGGGCGCTGAATTTCAAGCGGGCTGCATTGCTCAGGCTCATATCAGTACACGGCCTCGGTTTGGGTGTCGTGGGCGCCAGTGGTCGCGGGCACGTCTTTGCCCTGGCCTTGGTTCAGCGCGGTGTTGAACATCTTGGTGAGGCCTTCCAGGCCTTCCTGCAGCTTGGCGAACTGCTCAGCGTTGACGGCTGCGATTTGCTCGCCTTCGCCCTGGGCGGGCTCAGCAGCAGGCGCTGCGGCAGCTGCCGGCGCGGCAGGCTGGGCTGCAAAGTGGGCGGCGCTCTTTTCCAGGCTGGAAGCCACGGTGCCGAGCTTGTCCACCGCAGCCGTGAAGGCCTCTACGGTTTTCGGATCCATTGGGGTGCTCTCGTCATTGGGGGTTGCGGGGGATTCGGAACTGCCCTGGCCGGACAGGTGCTTGAACAGGCGGGCCAGCAGGGACACAGCGGCGGCTTCGTCGGAATCGACAGTGGACAGATCGCCCAGCGGTTCGAGGTTGGCAAAGTGGTTGCCGGCGGTAGCGCGGCGGGAGAAGTGCAGTTCCTGGGTGCCCAGGCTGGCCGGCTCATCGGTCACCGCCAGGCCGCCCAGGTACGCCTTGCCGCTGTCGGCGAAGTTCGGCTGGATCTCCACGCTGGTGAACAGCTTTTGCGCTTCCTTGTTCAGCTGCAGCAGGCGGTCATTGGGTTTGAGCTGGGCGAACAGGGCGACCTTGCCGTCTTCCACGTCCTCGGCTTTCAGAGCGGCCACAGTGCCCAGGCTGCCCATGTAGCGGATGTGTTCGTACCAGATTGTCGCGGTGTAGGTGGCCGGGTCGTAGGTCTCGGCCATGTCGCGCAGTTCCTGCACGTCGATGGTGCGACCGTCGATGGTTTTGCCGCTGGTGGCGACTCGTTTCCAGTCGCTGACAAGGGTTCGGGGCATGGGCGTCTGTTCGCTTGGTGTGGGTTCAGTAGCCCCCACCATAGGCACCGCCCAACACCTAAACAAACGCTTTAATTTTGATCTGTAACTAGCTGATAAAAATAGGAATAGTAAGGAATAACAGGCCGCGTTCCGGGCCTTTTTGCCGCATAGACTGCGGCCCATGCCCTACTCAGTCGAAGTTAAAGAAACCGCTAAGCGCCTGTATCTGCGCCGCTGCAAGCCGCGCGAAATTCAGGCCCAGCTCAAGCTGCCCAACGTCCGGATCGTCTATTACTGGATCGCCCGTGGCGGTTGGGACGAGATGCTGACGGACGAAGAACCGGTGACCGCCGTCAGCCGGCGCATCACCCTGCTGCTGGAAAAGCAGGGCACCCTGGCCAAAGGCGAGCTGGACGAACTCGACCGCCTGACCACCATCCGCGAGCGTCTGCTGAAACAGAGCGCCAAGCCTGCCCACCCGGCCGCCAGTGAGGCGCAGCCAGAGCGGGGCGAGGGTGGCGAAGGGCAGCGCGGTGGACGCCGTAGCAAGGGCGAGCGGGGCGAACAGCGCCGGGAGAAGAAACCGAAGAACGACGTCACCGGCCTGGGCGAAGTGGACTTTCTGGAGAAGTTCACCAGCAAGATGTTCGGCTATCAGCTGGAGCTGTTCGAGGCGAAGAAAAACCCGCTTACCGCGCGGATCCGCAACATCCTGAAAAGCCGGCAGGTGGGCCTGACCTACTACTTTGCCGCCGAAGCGTTCATGGACGCGGTGCTGACCGGTGACAACCAGATGTTCCTGTCTGCCAGCCGCGCGCAGTCCGAGATTTTCCGCAGCTACATCATTGCCTTTGCCGCTGAATGGTTCGGCCTGCAGCTGACCGGCAATCCCATTGTGTTGAGCAAAGACGGCAAGCCATGGGCCGAGCTGCGTTTTCTCTCCACCAACAGCAGCACCGCCCAGGGCCACCATGGCCACGTCTACATTGACGAATATTTCTGGATCCGCGACTTCGAGAAGCTGAACAACCTGGCCGGGGCCATGGCCTCGCATAAGAAGTGGCGCAAAACCTACTTTTCTACACCCAGCGCCGTCACACACCAGGCGTACCCGTTCTGGACGGGCGAGGAATTCCGCAACAGCAAGCGCGGCAAAAAGTTGGGGCAGGACTGGCCGAGCGAGGCCGCCATTCACAAGGGCGCGCTGTGTCCGGATGGCCAGTGGCGCAAGAAAATCACCATTGAAGACGCGGCAGCCGGCGGCTGTGATCTGTTCGATATCGACCGCCTGCGCCTCGAAAACGACGAAGACCGCTTCGACCAGCTGTACATGTGCAAATTCATCGACAGCACGCAAAGCGTCTTCACCCTGGCCGACCTCGAACGCTGCTACTCAGACCAGAGCCTGTGGGCTGACTACGATCCGGATCCGAAGGCAGAGCGGCCTTTCGGCAACAGCCCGGTGTGGCTTGGCTACGATCCCAGCCGCACCCGCGACGATGCCACCTGCGTGGTGGTGGCCCCGCCTTTGGAGCCCGGGGCGCGGTTCCGGATTCTGGAGAAGCACAGCTGGCGGGGGCATTCGTTCACCTACCAGGCCGCCCAGGTCAAGAAGCTGTGCGAGCGCTTCAACGTGCAGCACATCGGGATCGACATCACCGGGGTGGGCTATGGGGTGTTCGATCTGGTGCGCGACTTCTTCCCGCGCGCCACGCCGATCCACTACAGCCTCGAAACCAAAAACACGCTGGTACTGAAAGCACAGGACACGATCCAGGGCAGCCGCATCGAATGGGACGCCGGCTGGAACGATATCGCGGCCGCCTTCCTCACGATCAAGCGCGGGGCCACGGCCAGCGGCCAGATCACCTACAGCGCGTCACGCACCGATGCCACCGGCCACGCCGACGTGGCCTGGGCTGTGATGCACGCGCTGGCACACGAACCCCTAAACACCAACAAGCGGCGTCGCAGCCGCTACTCGACACTCGAACAGGGCAGCCATGGCAGAGCAAACGCAGCAACATCAGGCGCAACCATCCAAGCACGTGCGGGCCTTCACGTTCGGGGCTCCGGAATCGGTACTGGCCAGCAACATGGGCGAGTACCTGGGCGTGTTCGCCAGCGACGACGGGCGCATTTACACGCCCCCGGTGTCGCGCACCGGGCTGGCCAGGCTACTGCGCGCCAACGCCCACCACGGCACCATTCCGCGCTTCAAGCGCAACCTGCTGCTCCGTGACTTCATCCCCTCGGCCGGCTGCAGCGCGCAGACAATGGGGCGCGCCGCGCTCGACTTTATGGTGTTCGGTGAGGCGTACTTTCAGCGCCTGCGCAACATCATCGGCCAGGTGCTTGAGCTGCGGCACCTGCCGGCAATCAACATGCGGCGCAAAGTGGGTGGCGGCTTCGTGATGCTGCTGCCCAACGGGCAGGAACTGCACTTTGCCGAAGACGAGGTGGAACACGTCATGGACTACGACGTGGAACAGGACGTGTACGGCGTGCCCGACTACCTGGGCGGCCTGCATTCGCTGCTGCTGAATGAGTCCGCCACCCTGTTCCGCCGTCGCTACTACAACAACGGCGCGCACGCTGGGTTCATTTTCTACACCAACGATCCCGACCTATCCGAAGACGACGAGGAAGCCCTGAAAGCGCAGATCAGCGCGAGCAAGGGCGTGGGCAATTTCCGCTCGATGTTCGTCAACATCCCCAACGGCGGCGAGAAAGCCATTCAGATCATCCCCGTGGGCGACGTGGCCACCAAAGACGAATTCGAGCGGGTGAAGAACATCACCCGGGCGGACGTGATCGCGGCCTGGCGCATGAATCCCGCCCTGGCGGGGATCATGCCGGAGAATGCCGGCGGCTTCGGCGATATCGAAAAGATCGACAGGGTGTACACCAACAACGAGATCCGGCCGATCTGCCAGCTGTTCCTGCAGGTCAATGCGGTGCTGCGCCAAGATCGACGGGTTGGGTTCGCTGATGCAGTTAGCCACTAGATGTTGTGGCAGAATAGTGTCCGAGCGAACACCTTCGGGGGAGGGGGAAACGTTGCGGATCTACTGCAAGGAATGTGGGGGGAAAGCCCGGATCGGGTCACGCGACGAACTGTCGGTGGAATTTGCCCGCCTGTACTGCCAGTGCCTTGACCCTAAGTGTGGGCACACTTTCGTGATGAATCTGACCTACTCGCATGCCCTTCGGCCTGCTGCGGGGGCCATCGACCAGTTGCTGTTCGACCGCCTCCGCCAACTCCCGCCGGCACAACAGCGCCAGCTGTTCGATCAACTGGGCGCGCTGCCCGCCTGACCCATCGCTGCGGAGCAATTCCGCAGCCGTTCGGCCGACCACTCGGCCACTACCTGCGCCCCCACCCGCTCATAATCATCCAGTGCAACAGCGCCGATCACGCGCCCAAGAAAACTTATAACTTGGGCAACTTCCTCGACTTCATCACGTGGGCTTATAACGCTGTTTTTTTGTTCGTCCATTGCCGCGTACTCCATGCAGGCCAGATTTAACCGGGGCGAACTTTACTTATGAAAATTTTGTGCGGTCAAGCACTTTTTTTATCTTTCGCGTTTCGTTCCGGATGTGAGGGAATAAAAGGTTTTCAATTCCTGGCTTAGGGTTTCAGCCCTTGCTTGGTGGGGCTTCTAGGACTTTCCTGAATTCCTAAGTTGGGTTGTCAATTTAGCTGAATCGCTAATTAACGAAATAGCGAAATGACGAACGGTAAAATAACTAAGTACGTAGTTATTCTATTAAGTACATAAGTACAAAGGAACAAAAGGACAATTCAGGGTTTGCAAGGGCTGCGGGGGTGTGAAGCCTGGTTAAGTGATCAGGAATATATTCGGTATAGTGTTTTAATACCGTGCTTATTAAATCCCAATATTGGGTTTGGTATCTGAATTGCGGCAATAAAAAAGGGGCGCATCTGCGCCCCGAAATTTAGCCGCTAAACCTAGTCGACGTGCCAGCCTTCGTCGTCTGGAATCCCCTCGAAACGCACCACCCCAAAGCGGCGCACCCCGGCCGGATCCTCCATTGCTACGATGAATTCCCCGGCAGGCAGCGGCAGCTGCACCACCCCGAAGCTGGTGTACAGCTCCACCACCTGGGTGGCCTCCACCATATCGAAGGTCGCCGGCACCGCCAGCTGGGCACGCGCCTGGCGCAGCCGCGCCTCGCACACCCTCACGTCGTTGCCGTTCAGCATCAGCACGCTGCACCCCCTGCCAGCTTGTCGGCCTGGCTCAGTTGCGACTTGGCGTTGAGCCAGGCGCGGCGGTCGCTGGGTGTGCCACTGGTGAACACCGGCTGGCGGCCGGGCTTGGTGAATTTCACGTGCAGGTTCCGGGTCTGCTGCACGGCCCAGCCAGCGGACTGGGCGAAGCTGACCAGGCGTTTCAGATCCTCGCCGCAACCACGGAGAAAGCGGTTAGCCATGGGAAACCTCATTGACGGGGGTGGATTGGTCGCGGCAAGGCTTTGCCAGCTGCTCGGCTATCACTGCGGCGTCGCCGTCGCTCAACTGGCCCAGGTGGCGGGCTAGGTCGGCGGCAGTCTCCAGACGGATCCGCGCGGCGGGGCTGCGCTGCAACTGGTAGCCAATCAGGGCACGGCCGATAAAGGCGGTTGTGGTAGCCTTCACCGCGCTGCTGCTAAGGGTTTGTGCTTGCATTCACGTATCTCCTAAGTGGTGGTTGGCGTCGGGGAATTGCCGTTCCTCGACGCCGTTCCTTCACGCCGCCGGCAGTGCCGTGGCGGTGAATATCGGGCGCATATCGCGCCGAACCTCGAAAATCCCCAGGTCTTTCCCGTCCACGTCCTGCAGGTGGATCAGCGTCACCAGCGCCGGGGCTTCGCCCTTGCGCTCGCGCCAGAACATGCCGGCGGCCAGCTCGGCCAGATCCTCGGCCCGGGCGTTCTCCAGATAGACAGACGGCAGCCCCATCTCGGAGCTGATGCCGTTCGCGCAGAAGTAGACGATCACGCCCGCGCCCCCTTCGGTGCCCACATGGCCACCAGCTCGGCCCAGATGGCGAAGCCGTTCGGCACCCGTTCGTGAATCTCCACCTCGGGGCTGTAATCCATCATCAGCACCCGCAGGCAGTCCTCGAACAGGGCCAGGTCAAGGCCGCGCAGCTCGGTTAGGTCAAAGGGGTATTCCGGCCCGTTGTACAGGCCCAGCAGGAAGCGACCGATCACACGGCCCTGGCCGGTGGGGCGCACCGCCACGGTGATCAGGCGGTTCAGCGCCTGCAGGCCGACGGTGATCAGGGCCTGGCGTTGCGCCTTATAGGCCTGCTGCTTGGCGAGCTGGTCACGCAGGTTGAATTCATTCATGGGTGAGGCTCCTTTTCAGTTGCTCGGGGTGGGTTTGAAAGTGGCCAGCAGGCCGACCAGCGTCTGGAACACCTCGGGGCCCAGGTCGGCGGCGGTCAGTTGGCCGACGTGCATGCCGACTTCGGCCTGCAGCCAGTCGGCGCGCTGTGGGTTGGCCATGCAGGCCATGGTTAGCAGCAGCGCGCGGCGTGGGGTGTCCAGGGCCTGCAGGCGCTTGAGTAACTGCGCCAGGCCGGTGCCGGCCACGTCCAGGCCGCGCTGGCCCAGCGGCAGCTCCACCAGTTGGGCAGCGCGCTGCCACCAGCGGGGAAAGTCCAGGGCTGCCTCGGCATCCAGCGGGCACCGCTGTGGGGCTTGGGTGATTGCGTTCATCGTTTGCGGTTCTCCTGTTTCAGTCGGTTCAGCCGGGCGCGCATGTCTTCGCGGTAGTCCGGGTTATTCAGTTCCTGCAGCCATTCCACGATCTGTTGCCGGCTCCAGCTGCTCAGTAATTCGCGGGCAAGCGTGTCGCGCTGGTAGCACTCAAACGGGCAAATGTCGGCCATGGCGCTGCTCAAAAAAAGGAATGCGGCGGGAAGTCCCCCTGCATGTATGGAATAAGTGGAAGGTCGGTAGTCGTGATGCGCTGGAGCCCGCGTGGTTGCTGGCTCAGGTTTTTTTCACGGCCTTCCACCTGGGGTGGAAGGTGGTGGAAGGTCGCCGCAGCGCGGAAGCTCTGGACGCCTAGTGCTGCGCGGCTTTCAGCGGATTCAGCCGAAAAAGCAAAAAGTGGAAGGTCGGTGGAAGGTGGTGGAAGGAAAAACCTTCCAGCGCCTTCCAGTGGCATAAGAGTTGCTAAACAGCTGTAAGTGCTTGTATTCATTGGGTTACCTATAAACCTTCCAGATATTCCAGATAGATGAAGGGATTACACAGAAACAGAGCCTTACCGCTTGAAACCCACCCAGGCCCCGGTGAACCCCCACGAATTCCACTGCTCAGGCTTTCCTCTTAAACAGCCAGCAGTTGATGCTCCGGCGCTCGATCTTCGAGTGGGCCTTCCTACTTTCGATAAAGGGGTGTGTGCGGCTCTGGCGCAGGGCGCGCTGCAGCAGCACGTTGGGGATCACTTCCTGCCCGGCCTGCTTGCACACCTGCTGGAAGTGGTTGAGGTTGATGGCAATCACGTCTCGATCGGTGCTGTGGTTCAGCGTTTCGCGGATCTCTTCGCGGGTGCCGTCGGCGTCGGTGATCGTCACCACCTGTTCGTTCAGGTAGTGGTAGATCTGCCAGAACTGGGCGGCGGTCGGATGCTCGGCGCTGCAGCGCTGCTGACGCTCCAGGGCGCGGCTTTCCATGTGCCTGGCCAGTTCTTCCAGCTTGCGGTCAGTCCAGCCAGGGAACAGCGCCTGGGTGGCCTTGGCGGCGGCCATCACCTGGGCGTGGCACAACACAATGCGGCTGTGGGTAACGCCACCCAGCGCCTGAAAGCGTTGCTCATACGTCCGGAAGGCCTCGAAGTAGTGCTGCAGCCACTCCTTTTCACGGTTCAGCACCGCGCGCAGGTAGCCGGCCAGGTCTTCCACTTCCATGGCTTTCAGGCGGTCGGCCAGGGGTTTCAGATCCGCGCTGTGGTGTTCCAGGGTCATGTGCAGGTAGGTGATGCGGGTCAGGATGGCCTCGGATCCGTCCACGCTGGTGTTCTGCGAAATGCACACCGCACCCCGGAAAATCAGCGATTCGGTGTCGCTGTTGGCGCTCTTGACGCCCATAACCCGCAGCTTGGCCTTGTAGTCGAACAGGGGTTTGATTTCGTCCCAGTTGTACTGCACGGTCAGGATCCGCCCGTGGGCGTCGATGGTTTCCTTGTCGGACTCCAGCAGCACCACTGGCAGGTTGCTGACGCCGGCCAGCGCACGCAGCAGGCCGATGGCGCTCGCACCGCTGCCGCTGGGCTTAATGCCTTCCTCGTCTTTGCGGCCGACCAAGCGCCACAGGAAACGCAGCAGGGTGGACTTGCCGGATCCGGCCACGCCGGTCAGCTCCATGAAAGGCCAGCTGGCATGCTTGGCGCGGATCTGCTCGGCAAACAGGGTGCCCGTCCACCAGGCCAGCATGGCCAGGCCGTTCAGCGAGAACACCGCCAGGAAGTCGGCAAACCAGCTGGGGTCGAAGTCCTTGCCGCGCACCACCGGGTAGCTGCGGGTCGAGGTCTTCAAGCCGTCGGCCCCCACGTCCAGAAAGCCGTGGTCGTTCACCAACACTTCGTTGCCCTTGTGGAAACCGAACCCGGGGTAGCAGTAGGCCCCGCTCACGTCGTCATAGCCGACAAAGGGCAGCGTGCGGACGGTGCGCACGTCCTTGAACCATTCACTTTTCAGCATGGTCAGCACGCGCTCGCCGCCTTCAAACATGCCGCCGGGGGTGCGCTCGAACATCGCCTTGGCGAAGCCGCGGGGGTCGGTAATTGCACTGGGTGTCAGGGGTTCCTTGCAGGTCTGCCGGGCGTTGGGGAAGTTGAACTGGAAGAAGTAGCGCTGCTCGCTGGTGGTGGCGTCCTTCTCGATGTACTCAAACTTCGGCACACAGTTGGCCACCTGGGTGATGGTGGTGTGCTTGGCAAACTCTGGCTGGTGGCCTTCCACGTCGTCGCCGTCCAGATCCTTCTGCAGCTCGGTCAGGTTGACGCGGGCGGAAAACAAGCGGCTGCCGAACTCCACCAGAAAGAAGCCACGGGGCTTTTTGGTGTACAGCAGGTAGGCCTTTTTCATCGCGCTGGTGGCGCTGAACAGGCGGCCCTGATAGCAGGCCTCTTCCATGAATTCGTCGTTCAGCTGGCCGTCGCGGTACACGTCGTCCCAGTCGCGTTCACCGGCCAGGGCCACCCAGCCGATTTCCTTCATGCTGCGGATCATGGTCAGGTATTTGGGGATCACCGACCGACCGGCCTTGTCGTCGTCCAGGGCAATCACCCAGGTGACCAGCTTGCCCTTGTTGGCCTCGATCAGCGCCCACGGGAAGTTGTTGCAGCTGATGCTGGCAATCACCTTGTAGCCGGCCAGGTGCAGGGCAATGGCGTGGAAGATGCCTTCCACGATGTACACCCGGTCGCTCTTTTCGATGGTCTGGCCAGGCGGCGTCCAGCCGTTGCCCTTGTAGCTCATGCCGAACTTGATGCCGGCTTTGTCGCCGCCGTTATCGGCCACGGCCTTGGCGTCAATGATGCGTTCCCAGTACCCGTCGCACAGCGGAAAGCGCACGGTGTCGGCCATGTAGTCGCCGGGCTTTACCCTGCGCTTGGCCTGCTCATACCAGCCAGCCAGCTTGCTGATATCAAAGCCACGGTTGCGCTGCAGGTAGGCGTCGGCGGTGGCGTTGGGGTTCAGCTCGGTACGCGGGAAACGCTCGCTCAGGTTCTCGAACAGGTAGCTGTAACGCTCGCGGGTTTTTTCCTCGAACTGGCATTCGTTCAGCCGGTTGCACTTGAGCTGGTAAGGCTGCTTGCGGGCGATGTACAGCGTGCGTTCACCACAGCCAGGGCAAACCCCTTTTTGCAGGTACTTGTCGCCAATGTCCTTGAAGTCCAGCTGGTGGTCGTGCTCGAGCGCGGCGACCACTTCCAGACGATAGATATCCTCGAATTGCATGTGCCGGCCCCCTTAGCGCGTGCCGGACTTGCGGCTGCCCTGCTCGGCGCGGACGCGCTCGGCCTGCTCTGCTGCCTCAATCGCCAGGTGAATCATGTTCACCAGCACGGCTTCCTTGCTGCCTTCGGTCTTTTCACGAATCAGGATCCGGCCTTTCTCGATCTCGTTCCGGATGGTGCGTTCTGATTGCCCGGAGCGGCGGGAAAGCTCGCGCACTGTGGTGTAGGGCGTGTCTATCGTGATCTGCATTTGCTAAGCTCCGTGTGTATATATGCCGTTAATGTGTATCGACATACACAGGCTATGTATGAACATACACAAAGTCAAGGGGGCAAGATGGAACTCGGACAAAAGCTCAAGGAAGTGCGCCTGACAGAGCGCCTGACGCAGGCAGAAATTTGCGAAATCACCGGCGTAAAAATGGAAACGTGGAAGGCCTACGAGTACGCGCGCAGCAAGTCGGTCAGCTCCATTGAACTGCTGAAAGTCACCATGCACCCGCGCTTCAAGAAGTACGCGCTGTGGCTGGTCACCGACGAAGTGGCCCCGGAGTGCGGCCAGATCAGCCCGGTGATTGGCCAATGAACCTGGGCGAGAAACTGCGCCTGATGCGCAACCGGGAAAAGCTGACTCAGCCGCAGATGGCCGAGCTGGTGGGGCTCAGCCTCGACACGCTGAAAAACTACGAGCTGGCCCGCCGGGTTGATATCAGTGGACTTGCTCTGGCCAAGGTCGCCAGTCACCCGACTTTCACCAAGTACACCCTGTGGCTGATGGCCGACCAGACCGCACCGGCCGCCGGCCAGATCAGCCCGGTGTAGCGCCGTGTCGATCAAGAAACTGGACGATGGTCGGTATGAAGTGGACTGCCGTCCGGAAGGGCGCAACGGCCCACGGATCCGGAAGAAGTTCCGCACCAAAAACGAGGCGATGGTTTATCAGAATCGGATCATGGGCGACGGTGCCAAGGGGGAGTTCGAGAAACGCCCCAAGCGCGACGAACGCCGCCTGACTGAACTGGTCGACCTCTGGTACAAGTCGCACGGCTGCAGCCTCAAGCGAGGCGAGGAACGCCAGCGGGCGCTGGTCGCAATGGCCGATCGGATGGGCGACCCACGCGCCGCCGACTTCACCACCACCCACTTTACCCAGTACAGGGCCGACCGCCTGGCGGGCAAGTTCGCCAGGGAAACCATCGGCAGCGGCAGGAAGAAAGGCGAGGATCCCAAGCCGGTCAGCGCCAACACCCTGAACCACGAACTGGCCTACCTGCGTGCGGTGTTCAATGAGCTGGAGCGGCTGGGCGAGTGGAAGGGGGAAAACCCGCTGGGCAAGGTGCGGGCCTTGAAGTTTGACGAAACCGAGATGGCCTACCTGACCGCCGAACAGATCCAGCCGCTGCTGGCCGATCTGGACAGCAGATCAGCCAAGGCTGGGGTAGTCGCGCGGATCTGCCTGTCTACCGGTGCGCGTTGGTCAGAGGCCGAAGGCCTGGCCGACCGCCAGGTGAAAAACTGCCGGATCCACTACACGCGCACCAAGTCGTCGAAGAATCGCGCGGTGCCGATCACTGAGGATCTGCAAAAGCAGATCAAGGCGGCCCTGCCGTTCGGTGACTGCTACAAGAAATTCGGGGAGGCGGTAGAAGCGGTGGGCCTCGATCTGCCAGCGGGGCAGCTGACCCACGTGCTGCGCCACACCTTCGCCAGCCACTACATGATGAACGGCGGCGACATCCTCACGCTGCAGCGCGTGCTGGGCCACGCCTCGCTGGCCATGACGATGAAGTACGCCCATTTCAGCCCTGGCCACCTGGCCGAGGTGGTCAATCTGAACCCCCTGGCGGGGCGGTGTGGACATTCCGTGGACGATGCGGTGGATGTGAAAAGCGAAAAGGCCAAGGCCTAGAAACGACAAAGCCCCGCACTGCGGGGCTTTGAAAGGTGGTGCCGGCACCAGGAGTCGAACCCGGGACCTACTGATTACAAGTCCGCCAAGCGGTGCCCAGTCTATTGGGAAAACTGGAAGCCTTCAATGTTTTCAGGGATATATGCAGCGCCACGCGGCAGGTATTCCCGGCAGGTGTGGACGTAATGTGGACGCTCTCGGCTTCACTGGCTTTCACGGCTTTGCCAAACCTTTCACAGCGTGAAAACACCCATCACCCGCCAAGGCCCGCGCCACTGCTGGCCCCGAACCCCTCTTTCACCACCACCCAGGTTTGCACAAAAAATTCACGCAAGGCCCGTCGGCGGGAGGGGGAAAAGTGCGTTCCTTTCCTCGGTTTCTTGGCCGAGTGGAATTTTCCCGGGGCGAGCGTCCGCCGGCCGCGTGCGACTCGATATCGGCGCTCGGCAGGATCTTGATGGCATGAAAAAGCCCGCCAGTGGGCGGGCTTGGTGGTCGTCTGCGGGTTAGAGCGTGATGGGTTTCAGCTGTCCCGCCAGCAGCAGTGCCTGGGCGGCCTTGGCGTTGAACTGCGCCGCGTCGGTGGGGCTTGGGGTTGGCCCTGGCACGTGCGTGTGGGCTGCAAGCTGGGTGTTCATGGCCTGCACTAGGTCGATCAGATCGCACACCACCTGCAGCACGTTGACGCCTTCGGATCCGAGCCAGGTCTGCGGGGCAATGCTGCGCCGGATGCCCTCGATCCGTTCCTGCATATCGCCGCCCACCGTGGCGTTGTGCTTCTGGCCCACCACTAGGTTCAGGTCGCGCCCGGTGGCTTGGTGCAGATCGTCCACGGCGGCCAGGCTGGCTGATCCACCCGACAGCAGCTTGAGTGCGCCCAGCGCTTCCACTTTCTTGATGCCGCCCACCGACTCGGTGGAATGGTCGGCCACTTCCACGGTGCTGCTCTGGTAGCTCTCTGCGTTGTCCAGGGCCTCCACCTGGCGCTCCACGGCTTGATCGCGGATGCGCCCGTCTGTCTGGCGCAGCCAGTTGCCGTCGGCGTCCACACGCTGCTGGCAGGCCTCGCTGTGCTGCCACAGCTGGTCACCCTTGGGCACGCGGGGCAGGCTCAGCCCGTGCGCCAGGATCTGCGCGATGTAGGGTTTATGGGGCAGGCCGTAGGCGAAGCACACCACCACTGTGGTGCCTTCCTCGGGAAAGCCGAACATGCCGGCTTCCTGGCCACCACCTGGCACCGGTAGGGGCAGGCTCTGCAGGATGGGCAGGGCCGGATCCGGCTCGCCGTCTGGCAGCAGCACTTCCACGTCCACGGCGAAGCGCGGGCGGAAGTCGTCGCACAGGCCTTGCGCCTCTGGTGCGTCAGGCACGGCCACCACCCGCCCGAAGCGGGGGAGGTGGTAACCGCCGGTCAGCTCGGGAAATCGGCGCTCTACTGTGCGCTGGATTGCGTCTTCCATCGGATGGCCATCTGCGTGCTGGCAAGCGTCACCGACGTGATGCGCTCGCCTTGGTTGATTGATACGCCTGGGCGCAGCCCGGGAAGGGCGGCCACGGTGGCGCTCTGGTTGCCCTGATAGCTGTCGAACAATTCCTGCGGCAGGTTCAGCGTTTCTCGTGCGCCCCAGTAGCTGTCGGCCCAGCTGCCGGCGAATACCTCGCCATCACCCTGCTGCTGCCAGATGTAGTCGGGGATCCCGAACACCTGGGCGAGGCTGTCCATGGCTTGGAAGCCTGTGGCCAGGCTGTAGAAGTAAGGGGCCTTCACCTTTGCATAGGGCTTGTCTGGCACGCGGAAGCGCAGGCCGGTGCGGGCGGTGATCTCGCCCAGCACCTGGCGCATGTCCACGTGGCGCAGGTTCATGGGCAGGGGCAGTGCCAGCACGCTGGTCAGTTCGCGGCAGAACAGCACCTGCTCCAGGCTGCTGGCCGTGGTGCAGCGCTCCACGTGCCCGATGAAGTGCCGCTGCAGGGCGCGTTCGTTGTAGCCGAGGTCGAACACCACCAGGCCACGCACTGGGGCTTCGGCCTTGATGGTGAAGCTGGCCCGGCCTGGGCTGCGCAGATCCAGCCGCACGTCGTCTTTCACCAGCGGGTAGACCTTGCCGGCGATGCTCAACACCTTGTGCAGTTTCATGCCAGCGACTCGTCCAAGCGTTTCAGTACGGCCTCGAAGCCGGTCAGCTCAGCCGGCTGCGCGGCGGTGGCCGTGTCGTTGCCGGCGGCCGGTGCGGCGGCGCTGGCCACGGGTTGTCCTGGCGCTGACTGCTGCTTGACCGGGTTGCTCGGGCGGCGGGTTTCCACCCGTTCGGCCGTCGATAGTTTTTCGGTCAGGGTGAACTGCACCCGCCAAGCGGCCAGGCTGTCGTCCTCGCGGGCGGTCAGGTTGTCGCTGAATTCCACCTGGCGCACACCAAAGGTGGCGGCGGTGTCGTTCACGATGCGGTAGACGCGGCGCTGGCCACCGTTCGCGGTCGCTTCGGCCATGCTCATCAGCTGTTTCAGGTCGGCGGCATCCACAAACGGGATCATCAGCGAAACGGTCAGCGCCTTGGGCTTGAAGCCCTTGTGCGCCGCGTCGGTGTTGCTGGTTTGGCCCGACATATCGTCGGACTCGATGCGCAGGCTGGCAGAGACTTTCAGCCCCTTGCCGCGCACCTTCTGGCCATCCAGTAGCAGGGTCATAGGCCCACCAATTCACGAACAAAGCTCAGCCCATCCAGCGAGCCCACCAGCACCACGCCGGCACTCAGCACCCACTCATGGCCTGGGGCGTCACCCTCAAGCAAGGCGGTGCGCAGCTCGAACGGGTCACCGGGGCCGATCAGGCGTGCGCGCATGTTGTTGTCAGCGGTGCCGCCGGCCAGCAGGGCCTGCAGATCCGCCAGTTGTTGATCACGGCTTTGCTGCTGGGCCGCCTTGCGACCGGCCAGCGCGGCCAGGTCGGCCAGTGGCGAGCTGTCGGCGGCGTAGCTCTCGAGCACGGCCAACTGGCCCGCCATGGATTGTTTCGCGGCTTTGGTTACGGTGCAGCGCTCCAGTGGCAAGGCACCCCAGCGCGGCAAGGTGCCTGCGCTCGGCATTTCCCACTTTTCCGCCTCCAGCTTCGCCAGGTGACGGGCGCGGCGCTCGGTGCGCACCAGATCCGGCACGGGCAACAGGGCGTTGAAGCGCGACAGGGTGTCGGCCAGTTGGTCAAAGCGGGTGGCCAGGAACATCAGCGACAGGGCGTACTGTGGCCCCTGCGGGCGGCCTGCGTCGGAACTGTCCACCAGTTTGCTGGCCAGCTGGGCCAGCAGGTTGGGTGCCGACAGAAAGCGCTGGTGACCACGCCCCTGGCCGATGCCGCTTTGGAATGGGGTCACCGCCAGGCACGCGGGCGCTTCCCCCAGCTGCCCGGCCAGCGCCGCACGGCCGGCGGCAATGGCGCTTTGGGCGGCAGCGCCGACCGGCCCCGGGTTGGTGGTGGCCAAGCCGTTCAGTCCGGCCAGGCGCGTGGCGGTGCTGGCCAGCTCGCCGCCGGCCAGATCCTTGGCCGCCGATAGCTCGCCCATCCATTGGGTGGCTTGTTCGGGCCAGCGCATGGTCACGGGTGCCCAGATCACGACTGTGCGGCCTCCCAGCGGATCAGCGCCATGGCGTCGGCGTCACCGGCTGCCAGCGCCAGATCCAGCTGCTGTTTCAGTTCGTTGGCGTGCTGCAGCAGCTGCAGCTTGTACAGGGTGAAGTCGTCGCCCACCTGGCGCAGCTGCGCGGCGGTGTGCAGCCGGAAGGCCTTCACTCCCTGTTCATCGCGGCAGGCGTAGGGCATGTCGAGGCCGCGCAGGATTGCCCCGGTCAGGTTCAGCTGATCATCCAGCTGGCTGCTGTACTGGTGGGGATCGCCCAGGGCCGCAGACTGGAATCCGGCAGTGATGGCCGCCTCACAGGCCAGATTGATGGTTGAGGTCTGGCTGGCATGGCTGCGTTCGCACCGCTCGATCAAGGTTAGTTGCGGTGGGTCGATCAGGATCGGTAGACCATTCTCGTCGTGTGCGCGGATTTTGCCTGTGGGTGGATTGGCAATGACTTCAAGGTAGTGGTCTTCGGGGATAGGGATGGCGTCCGCAGGGAGAGCGTCGCTGTGAATATTGGATAGGTACGTACAACCAGTGGTTTTGCTGTAGTAGCGCATCGTGCCCCCTTAATAGCCGAAGGCCAAATAGTGAATGTATGAAGCCGGCAGCGACGTGGCGGCGGCAATATCCTGGCGGTTGGCCATGAAACCGTTCTTAGTGATTACCCGCGTCTGTGCCACGCAGCCGTCGTGAACTCGCGGATTGTCGTAACCGAAGGTGGCTTGCACGTTGATCACGTCATTAGGGAAAGCAAGGGGGAAGGTGACCGCATATTCAATATCAGCCGTAGGTGTGGCCACTTTCCCCCACTGGATAACCAGCCCCCCAAGCCATGAAGGGAGAACGACATAGCCATTCGTTGCAAGGCTGATGGCAAATCCCCAGCGCAGCTTCTTCGGCGTGACTATCGTCGCGTCATCCGTGCCCGCATTTGTCTGCAGCTGGGTTGCGATCTTGGCAATGCCCAGCACCGTCTCGGTCGCTTGCACCACCTTTTTGGCGATCGCCTGAAAAACTCGAACCGGGCTCATCCAGCGATTATCTGCCTCCCCGGCTTCAGCCTCGGACTGCGAGGCGACGTCGGTCGAATCAATGACCTTGACCCAGGGCGACCAAGTCGTGCCATTCAAGCCGCGCCAGTACATTTGGCCTGATCCCGTCGGCGTGCCGTAGGGTTCGGCAAACTGCTGTAGCGCTCCAGTTCCGCCAACGACAGAGATCCGCACATAGGTTCGGCAGTAGAAGTACAGCGCAGGGCCTGGGCCATCCGGATTGGTGCCCAGGATGATCTTCGGGTAAAGCCCCTCGGCCACGAGGGTGTTCCAGCTGACTTCTGCCGTCGCTACTTCTACCGTGGTCTTGCAGCCTAGTGCATCGGTGATGCCATAGCCGGCCAGCGTGGTGGGGTTGGTGCCGCCGATGACGCGCCCGCGCTTGTCTACCGTCACGCTGCGATAGGTGCCGGCGGCGAGGCCGGCAGGGCCGGCTGCGATCTCAAAGGTGAGTCCAGTGGTTCCCAAGGTGATGGGGGCATCCGTCACCAACTGCCAGAGGCTGTCGCCGTTGGTTACCCCTTGTTCAACGGGTACCAACATGCCGGGCGTTACTTCCAGGCTCACGTCGGCGTCGCCGGCTCGCGCCCAGGTACCGCTGGCCGCCGTGTAAATCCCGTTCTGCGATGCGGTGCCTTGGTTTTTGACCAGCACCCGGTCGCCGGCCGACAGCACCACGCCGTCGATGGTCTGCAGCCCGGTCAGCGCGATGTTGGCTGTGGTCGCCACTCGCACCGACTGCTTGCTGTCGAGTTTCTCCAACTCGGCGCGTACGAAAGCGCGCGATGCGAAATGCTCGATCAAGGCCCCCGCAATGTCCTCCACCGAACGGCTGTCGGTGATGGTGTTGCTGTTCGGCAGATCAGCGATGGCCACGCAGTAGTGCTGCACGCCTGCGCTGTCCACGTAATCCACTTTCCCAGCGCCCCACACCACGCTCCAGCTCGCCACCACGTCGTTCAGCTCGCGCTGTAGGGCCACGTCTAGCCAGGCGGTGGTGGGGAATGCAGGCGGCACCACGGCCAGCGCGGCAGAACGCTGCAGGCGCACGCCTTCCACGTATGCGGTGCCTGGTTTGAGCTGATACACCGCCCCGACTTTCTCCAGCTGCAGCGCACTGCCGAAGAAGCACGCCCGACCGAAGATATCGCGGTTGCTCTGGCGCTCGCGCTCGTCGATTCCAGCCAGGCGCACGGTGAAGTCGTGCTGCCAGGTGCTGGCGTCGATGGTCAGGCCGGTTAAGGCCTGGGCCCCGTCGAACACCACCAGAAAGTTGCGGGTGACGTTGTTGCCCAGCTGCAGCGGCGGGATGTTGCGGCGCTTTTGCTGGGTTGGCACGTAGGCCACCATCAGCAGCACGTTTTCGGCGGTTTCAAGGCCGATCCAGTTCCAGTCGAAGTCGCCGATATCGCTGCCCATCATCAGGCTGTAGACCACCTGATTGGGGTTCACGTAGCCGGCCTGGGTCACGTCGTAGCTGCCGACGATCTGCCCGGCCACAGGCTTGCCGGCGGCCCGGTCTACCGGCCCGTTTGGGTCTAGGCCGGGCACGTTGGCCAGGATGAAGCGGGACACGGTGAGGATCTGCTGCGCGCCTTGTTTCTGCGCAATCAGGCTTTCACCGGCAAGGGTAATACTGGCACCCATGGGGCTCTCCTACAGGCTGGCGACCAGCGTCTGCTGGTCGTCGTTGAAGTCGATGGCGACCACGCGCAGCACCACCGGGGTGATGGTCACGAAGTCATAGCGGCGGCAGGTGCGGCCGTACTGCTGAATCAGTACGCGCAAAAGCTCGGGGTTCTCGGCCAGCTGGGTGTTGCTCAGCTGCAGCAGCACCACGTCCCAGTCGCGGTCGGGGTGGCGTTCTTCAATCTCGACGTAGCCCACGCCCAGGCGCTGCAGAATTCGTTTCATACCGGCGGTGCTGCCGGCGTCCACCGCGTTGATGAAGGCGTACTTCACCCGCAGGCGGTACAAGGCTTCGGGCTCGCCCTTGAAGCGCGTGATATCGCGCTGCCAGGCCAGCAAGTCGAGAATGGTCAGGTGGCAGGTGTCGGCGTCCATCTGCAGCAGCGGCCAGCGCAGCCAGCCTTCCACTTTTGTCCACCAGGATTGTGCGGCGGCCTTGAGCTTCGCCAGCTCCGGGCCGTCCAGCCAGAAAGGCAGGCCGAGCTTAATCATGCAGCACCACCTCCAGGCTCTGGATCCGGGGGATGGTCAGCTGCGACACAATGTCGGCATTGCCAAATTGCAGCGACTCGATGCCCGGGAACTGTTGGTGCAGTTCCTCGCCCAGCCGGCTGAATGAAAAGCGCGACTGCGGATAGGTCAGGGTCGGCTGATAGTCGGCCGTCGTGCTCTCGCGGAAAGCGGCGCGGATGAATAGCGCGGCCTCGGCCTGCAGCGTGGTGCGCTGCTCAGCGGTCAGGGTTGAAAGCGGCCAGATCCCCACGCTGATGGCGTGCTGCGTTTCCGGCATGACCATGGCCAGCAGATCGTCACCGTGGCCGTGGTTGCCTTGGTCGCGGATGTGGGCGTTGATCTGCTCCAGATAGGTTTCGCCCGGCACGTCCGCTTCAAACAGCACGTAGGCATTGGCGCTGCCAGGGCCGCGCGGTGCGCCGTGCTCGAAGTACACCCCATCGGGGCGCACGCCGGGGAAGGCGGCAATCATGGCGCGGTAAACCGCATCGGTGTGCCATTGGTTCACGGCAGAAAACTGGTTGCGCACGCGCAGGCGCAGCTGCTCGTCGGGCTCTGGATCCGCGCCCGGGCTGGTCAGCCAGCCGTCGGCGTTTGCCACCTGTGCGATGCCAGGCACCGGTTCCGGCAGGATGGCGTAATAACCCGGTGCCAGGTTGTAGCCGCTGCCGGTTTCTACCGCTTCCACGGGGATCTCCAGCTGCATCATCCCATCGGTGAACTGGCCGGCGGCTGTGGTCAGCAACTGGTAGATATGCCCGTTGATCGAAGCCGACTGCACCACGGTGCCGGCGGGCACCTCCAGCGCGCCGCCAGCGGCCAACCGAGTGAATAGCAGCACACCCTTGGCCTTGGTCGCGCCCTTGCGCTCCACGTTCACCGCCCAGGCCAGCATGTCCAGCCAGGCACCCACGGCGGTTTTCACAAAGAAGTTCGGCAGCACGGTGCCGCTGATGAAGGTGATCAGCCACAGCACGGGCTTGGTCACCAGCGCGGTGACGATGCGCCAAAACGGCGAATAGGCGCTGGTGTTGCTCAGCGCACTGCCTTGGGCGGCCACCTCACTTTCCCAGGCTTGGCGCAGGCCCGCTTCGGTGGTCGGAATGCCGGCGTCACTCAGCGCCTGCTTAAAATCTACGGTCACAGGGTCACCTCAATGGCTCCAAATTCAACAGTGCGCGCGGTCACCAGATACTTTCCGGGTGCCTGCTCGATGATTTGCGCGGTTCCTGGCACCAGGCGCACGTCGGCTTCCACCAGCAGCTCCATCTGCTGGATGCAATCGCGCTGGCGGAAGCGGTCGCGCTCGGCCACCAGCGTCACCAGCAGGCCGCTTTCACGGATCAGGTGGGCAATGTCCTGGGCGATGCTCGAACGGTCGTCCACCAGCAGCGGCTGGCGCGACGGATCCAGGGCCAGGTCGTTGCCCTGAATCAGCAGGTCTATGTAGAGGCTCATCCGGCGCTCATCTCCATCATGTTTTCCAGCTCCAGCGGGGTCATGGGCTTGCTGGTGTGGATCTCCATCTTTTCGATGTGCGTGCCCTTGTTCTGGCTGCTGGTGTTCTGGATGCTCGTCAGCAGGCCGCCAGGCGGCACCGCTGCTGCACGATTAGGAGAAAGGGTGGGGATGGCTGCATTGATGCTCTGCTGCATCTTCTGCGCGGCGCTGGCCTTCTCTGCGGCGCTCATAGCCTCCACTCCGCCGGGCACCTCGGGCATGTCTGCAAAGCTGGTGTCGATCGACACGCCCGGGATGCTGTTCAGCAGCTCGATCAGACCGCGCAGGGCTTTACCCAGCAGCGCGAACGGCGAGAGGTTGGAGAACGCCCACATGAGGCCATCCCAGATCGCTTTGCCGGTCGTTGCGGCGGCCTCGAACGATGCCAGCCATGTGACGAACTGCACGCCCATGGCCCACAGCTGCTGCATACCTACCCACAGCACGTTCATCACTGCCCACCACACGCGGAAGATCAGCACGATGGGCGTGATGATCACCATCAGCGCCTGAAACCATGCGGTGTCGCCGAAAGCGGCTTTCAGGTCATCCCACCAGATGATCGCGGCGACAACGGCAGCCCCCAGGGCCACCACGCCGATCACGATCAGGGCGATGGGGCTTGCCAGCACCGACAGCACGGTGAACAGGCCGCCCAGCACTGTCAGCGCGCCGGCAGCGGCCACCAGGCCCAGCACGCCAAGCGTGATGTAACCGAGCCAGCGGGCGATGTTGGGGAACATCACCACCCAGCGTTGCAGCGTGGCGGCACCGCCGGCCAGGCGCTCCATCAGCGGGTTCAGTACCGGCAGCAAGGCCTGGCCAAAGGCAATGCGCACGGACTCCACCGCACTGCCGAAGCGTTCCCACGGGTCGACCATGGCCTGGGCCATTTTCTCGGCCTGCTCCATGCCCTTGACCTTGCCAAGCTGCTCCATGTTGCCGGCTAGGCCTGCTGTGTCGGCCATCAGCAGCTTGATCAGGCCCACCGCCTCGTCGGATCCGAAAGCCTTTTTCAGCTCGTCGGATTCGGCCACGGTCAAGGTGTCGCCGAACTTCCCTTTCAGCTTGTCGAGAATGTCCAGCATGGGCAGCATGCGGCCCTGGCTGTCGGTGAACGACAGCCCCAGCTTTTCCTGGGCCGCGCCTACGCCGGCCAGGAACGATTTGTACTTGGTGCCCGCTTCTGCACCGCCCATGGTGGCCTGCAGGGTGCCCAGGATGGCCACCTGCTCGCTCAAGCCAATGCCAGCGGCTGTCGCGTTTGCACCCACGGCGGTGAATGCGTCGCTCATCTGCTGGCCGGTGGTCTTGAACATCTGCACCGCCAGCGCCGTCTGGCCTGCCAGGTTCTCCACCCACTCCGCTTTGCCCATGGCATCGGCTTGGTTCTTGAAGATCCCGTACATGGTGCCCACGTAGCTGGTCACCGTGGCGGCGTCAGCCTTGGTTGCCTTGGCCAGCACGTTGGAAGCGTTGGTGAATGCCGACAGCTGGCTGCCGGTGAGGCCCGCGATGGCGCTTTGAATGTCGTAGGCAGAACGGACGAACGCCTGGGCGTTCTCGCCGTAGGCCACTGAAAATTCCAGAGACTTGCGGTTGAGTTCGTCCAGCGCTTCCTCGGCCACACCCAGTGATTTCACTTCGCCCAGTGCGCGCTGCTGATCCAGGGCCGGGGCCATGGCTTCCTGCAGTGCGTAGGCCGTGCCGACCACGCCAGCCACACCCGCACCCATTTGCACAAAGCCGGTTTTGCCGACCTCGGCCACGTCCATCAGCTGCTTGCTGACCTTCGCGGCAGGCGCTGTCACCTGATCGACAAGGCGCAGGATAAAGTCCAGATGGCTGGTGGCGGCTGCGGTCATGTGGTGCCTGCTGTGGTTAGCCGTTCAGCGCCTTGGCGATGCCGTTTGCTACGGCAATCTCCATGCGGCGCCAGTGTTCTTCCTCCAGCCACTTGGCGGTGCCCAGGTTGTCTGCCGTGGGCTGTGCGCCAGGTAGCCAGCGTTCGACCAGGGCCATTAACTGGCCCAGGGCGTCTTCGGTCAGGCGGTCAGCGCGGGCGAGCGCTTTTTTACGGTCACTTCAACGTCCGGTGCGTACTCTTCCAGCAGCGCGCCGGCCACTTTCATGGTCAGCATGGGGTTGGCCAGCAGCGGGCGTAGGGTGGCCAGTTGTTCCGGCTCCACGGTGGTGGTCAGCAGGTTGTTGGACGGGGCCACCTTGTTGTTCTGCGTGATGGCGTTGAAGTACTTGGTCACGTCGGCCGGGGTCAGGTTGAAGGTGAATTCCTTGTCACCGATTTCCAGCGCGATAGGGGTGCGTTCGCTCATGATCTTTTCCGTTGTGGTGGTTGGTTAAAAAGGTGTTCCAGGCGCTGTTCCAGCCGGTCTTCCAGCTTCTCCATGGCCTTGTCGATGTACTCCGCACGCACGTAGCGTTCAGCCACTTCAATGCGGAATTCGAGGTGTTCGCGGCGCGCAGCGCTGACTTGCTTGAACAGGTAAACCTGAAAGCCCACCACGCCAGTCAGCACCGCGTTGATCAGCATCAGCAGCACGCTGACGGCTGTGGCGGATAGCTCCATTACTTGCTCCATTTCCCACGGCCGCCGATGCGGACTGCGCACCACATGAGCCAAGCCAGGGGCTTGTGCATGCCTTCCTCCAGCAGGGCTTCGTAGAAAATCCGGTCAGCCTCTGCCTTGGTGTAAAGGTGCGTCAGGTCGGTGTAGATGTAGTCATGCACCACGGCGGGCCGGCGCGCGTCTTCGTGATCGCGCGGCACAATGCGCCAGGCGAAGCGCGGCACGCTGGCCAGGTCGGTGCGGTAGCCAACGGGCACAATTACCCGGCGGCGGGCCTTGGTGACGTAGAACAGCGGGCGGATCACCTCCCACTGTTCCTGCCCCGCGTGGTGGCGCAGCTCCAGATCACTTTCAAAGGGCATCGGCGGCACACTCCACGCGGATCTTGTTCGGCGCGGTGCTGGCGGCGATGGTGTGGCGCAGTACCGCGCGGCCAGCCTTCGGCGTGTCGCAGTAGCGCTGCACCAGGCTGCCGGCTGCAGCGCCCACAGTGTTGGCGGTGCTGCAGGCGCTCAGCGTGTAGATGCAGGCCCCGCACAAGGCGACCAGCAGCAGCGAGTCGACAGTGGATCGGCGCATGTCAGTAGCTCCAGATCATCGGGCTGGGCAGGCGTCCGCCTGCAGGCGCGGTGCCCAGGTGAATGAATCGCGCGGCACCTTTCTGGCTGATGCCCACGCGGGTGAATTTCAGGGTCAAGGCCAGGCGCAGGATCTGCAGCGCATCGGCACCACGGCAGGCAATGTCCACGGCCATGCCTGTGGTGTGCTCGCCCGGTTCGCGCTTCTTCGCCTCCACCGGGTGGCGCGGGCAGCGGTAGGCGCTGCTCAGCGCCATGGGCTTGCCGTACAGCGTGCGCAGCTGCTGCAGCTCAGCCATAAAGGCCGGATCCATCTCGCTGCCATCGCTGCCACATTTGCCGCACTTGCAGCGCAATTCGGCGTAGGTGAAGTTCGGCCATGGGCTCGTCTTCATCGGCGTGTTCCTTTCTCGAAAGTGGTCTGGCATGGCACGCAACGGGTCACCCCACCCAGCGCCTGACGCTTGGCGGGGATCTCGTCGCCGCATTCGGCGCACTCGGGCAGGCTCGGGCCGGCAGGCTTGGCGCTGGCGAGCTGGGCGGCCAGGGCGCGTTCCAGTTCCAGTTCCTCGCGCTCCAGCGCCCGGTCTACCCAGTCAGCCATCAGCGCAGGCCCTCGATCTCGCTGGCGTCGAGGTACGGCACGCCGTTGATGCGGATAAAGTCCGGGCTGGTTACGTCGAACGGCACCTTGTGGGTGCTCTTGCTGCCGCCTTTGGGGTCGATATCCAGCAGGCTGGACACCTTCAACTTGCAGCCGAAGGCCTCCACCCGCAGTTCGTCCTCGCCAGCCTTGGCGAAAAACACCGTGTCGAACGGTTCCAGCTTGCGGAAGCTGCCAGCACGGCGTGCCGCCTCGATCAGCAGCGACAGGTTGGAGCTGTCCAGCTCGAACTCGCCGCTGGCGGAAACGTCGCCATCCACGTGGCCATCGGGCACACCGCCGGTCTGTGCCACTGCGGTGTTGTCGGTGATATCCAGGGTCGCTTTCTCAATGTGTACCTGCAGATCGCCCAGGTTCACGTCGAAGTTCATGCCGCCGATTCGGGCCATGGGTGCTTACTCCTCGTCGCCGTTGGAAAGATCCAGGGCGATGTTTGCGGTCAGGTCTTTGGGGCAGTTGTACGGCCGCAGCTTGATGTAGGCCTCAACCTTGGTTTTGCTCATCCACACCAGCACGATGTCGTCGTCTTGCGGCGGCTCGATATCGCCCGGGAACTGCTGGCCGGCGAACAGCACGGACTTGGCCATCTGCCGCAGCGG